CTCCGGCTCTCTCATAGAACACCCGGTCAATCGCCAGCAGGGCTTTCGCCGGAGGGGAGAGGTGGCCCCGACCTGCCTGTCCTGATACCAGCCCCCGATCGTCAGGAGGATGGCCTGCTTTACGTTCTCGGCGACGCTTGCCGCCGCTGCGACTCCGGCCGTGTAGCGGATTTTCACTGCACCGACCGGGTAAAGGTCGGCCGTGGGCCAGCTTTTGCCGTCCGCGAGGGCCACCCGCCCAGGTTCGGCGGAAATGTCAAGAACGTAGTCGGCCGCGGCCATCGTTGTTTCGTCGCCGTCGGCGTCCTTGTACTTGATCGACTCGACCGTCGCCAGAGGGGCCCGCGGGAGCTCGAAAGGGCTATCCGGGAAGGCGTCCAGCGTCAACTCCCAGGTCTGCGTCAAGTAGGCCCGGCCCTGGTAGGACTCGCAGAGCATCCGGGCCGCCTTGATCAGGGCGGAAATCAGGTTGTCGTCGGCCGTGTCGTCCACTTTCAGGTGGAGCTTCGCCTCCGTCGAGGAGACCGGCTCCGTCGTGGGAGCCGTGATCAGCCTTAACGTCACGGCCTCACCTCCGTTTCTTCTTCACCGGCGGGCGGACCGCCTTCTCCGAGGGTTCGAATGCCGCCGTCTCAACCCTCCGGTCCGGCTCCGGCAGTTTCCCCGGTTTCGGGTCAAGATCGACGGCATAACCCCCGGAAACCCAGGCTTTCCCGATCAATTCGGGCACGTCGGCCACCGAACCGGCAGGGAATACGCCCATGGCCCCGGCGGCTGTCGTCAGCATCCTGACCCTCATGGCTACGTCGAGGCCCAGGTGCCCTGCATCTGGGTGATGACCCACTTGCTGGTGCCGTCGGCAACCAGCGTCACGCAGTCGCCCACGGCATTGCTGGCCGCCGTGTTTTTCAGGTCTTTCCCAGCGGCAACCGAGATCGAGATCCCGACGATCGTGTGGGTCGTGGCGCCCGGGTCGATGTTGATTTCGCCGTCCGCGTGGCCGCAGACGAAGGTGAATTCCAGCCCGGCGGTCGTCGCGGCAGGAAGGGCGAACGTCTGGGTCGCGCTCGATTTCGTCGCGAGGATGACCGCGCCGGACTGTGCCGCCGTCAGGGCGAGGGTCGCCGCGTCGGTCGTGACGAACGGGCGGAGGATCCCCCTGGAGACAAGGGCTCCTCCGGAGGCGACGTTGACCGACCCACCGGAGGCGACTTCGATAGAGCCTCCGCTCTCGACGGTGATCTTCCCGCCGGACGCGATGATCATCTCGTCGCCCGGCTGCTTCGTGTAGACTTTGCAGTTCTGGCCCACTTTCTAGCCTCCTTTCAAAAACAAAGGGGCCGAGGGATAACCCCGGCCCCGTCAGTCGTCAGTAGCCCTATGCCGTGCCTTCGGCAGGGCTGTAGTGGACTTCCGCGTCCAGCGTTCCCGCGAGGTCGGAGCTGACCGGCCCAACGCGAGGCCCGGAAAGGATCGCGTAGAGCGGCGTTGTGGTCGTGCTGGCCCCGCGGGTCAGGACGCAGGCGACGTAGCGCTCCTGCGGGCGGACGATGGACAGGGCAAAATGCGCCTCGTTCGCCCCGCACTTCGTTCCGGCGAGGTCTGCAAGGGTTCTGCCCGCGCTGTCGGTGTCCTGTTGCGCCTTGGCGTAGTTGCCCGCGTTCTTCGTCCCGAAGCCGCCGATGAAGGTGATTTCGGAGAAGCCCGCCATGTCAATAACGTCAGAGGTCACCGCGTCGGTTCCGGCGTCCTGTGCCGCTTTCGCAAGGACGATTTTCTGGTTCTCGGCCGCGTTCATTCCGTCACCTACGCAAGTTTCACACGGACAAAGGCCTCGGGGAGGACCGGCATGCCGTCCCAGTAGCCGCGACCGATGAACCCGACCTGGCTGGTGGCGGCGTAGAGCTCGTTCAGCCGCTGCATCTCAAGGCCCTGGAGCTCGGCAATCCAGTAGTAGCTGAAGTCGCCGAGGATGCCGACGTACTTGCCCGTGGTGAAGGTGCTTGGCGCGTACTCGGACTCGAGGATCGGGATGCCGAGGAGCATGTCGGGCTGTCCCGCCATGATCCCGGGCTTCCAGAGGTACTGGCCTTCACCGTCCTTGAGCTTCGTGATCTGCTTCACGCCATCACGGTGGAAAATCCAGCGGGCCTTCCCGCGGTACTGGCCCTTCAAGGCAAACTTGGCCTCGATCAGGCCGTCCGCCGTGACCGCCGTCTTCTCGTTCCCGGTGGAAACGTCGCGATCGGTGTTGATGCCGTTCGCGTCGGCAGTGAAGACACCCAGGGGGGCGGTGGTGCCGGCCCCGTTCAGGAAGCCGTTCTCCTGCGTCGTTGCGAACTTGTAGGCCAGACGGTCGGCTACGAGATTCTCAACGGGAATAGCCGAGGTGCGGAGGAGCTTCATGGAAACCTTGACCAGCTTCGAAAGCTGGAGCGGCTTCAGCTCCCTGTGCCCGAAGGCCATGGTCGCGTCTTCGGAAACCGATGCGACCTCGGTCGTCCACGTCGGATCGGCGGGGTCGGTCAGCGAAGGGCAGCCGAGCGTGTCGGAACTGGTGACCGGGATCACTGTTGCCAGGCCGCGCACAAAAACCTGGTTGTCGAGTCCCTTGATGAGCCGGGCGACGAACTGCTCGGCCGCATGGAGATAACCGCCCGCGGCGTCGCTGTCGTTGGCGAGGGCCCGGTACTCCGACGCGTTGCCGGTACGCAGGAAGCTGCGGAAAGCCTCCAGCTTCCGCTCTTCGGGGGCCGCCCCGGCGTTCCCGGGGGCCGGAGGAGCGGGGAGATCGCGGAGCCCCGCCTCGAGGGCCGCCTGCCTCTCCCGGGTTTTGATTTCGGCCACGAGGGCGTCGACGTCCCTCTCCATCTTGGCGTAGGAGTCGCGCTCCTCTGCGCTCATGGGGCGTTTTTCGGCGTCCGCCCTGTCGAGCAGAACCCTCATGTCGGCGATGAGCTTTGCCTTTTTGTCCCTCAGCTCGAGCACTTTATCCATCGTTTCGCCTCCTATTCGTTTTCCTGGAGCGCAAGCCGCGCCCTCAAAATGAAAAAGTCCGGCTCGGTTGCCGGACTCGCCGTTTCCGCCTGATGCTCTTTGAAAACTTCCTCCGCGCTCCTGACTCCGCTTGAGGCTGTCGGATAGGCCGGGAAAGTGACCGGCGAGACGTCGTAGAGGGCCCCGATCCGCTTGATCGTGCGGATGCTCGGCTTTACGCTGTCATCCCATTCATCAACCCCGCCCGTCATCGTGAAAGCGAAGGAGGACTCTTTGATGTCGCCCCGCTCGATGGAAACGAGCAAATCCCGAGCCCATTGGGTGTCGGGCGGTGCGATCTCGTACCAAAGCCCCTTCTCGTCCTCGCGGAGTTCCAGGGTTCCCGCCGATTCCCGCCCCAAAACGTGGTTGGGATCGTGGTTGAAGAGCCCCCGAACGTCCGAACCCTTGAGTGCGTCCGCGAATGCCCCGGGCATGATCTGCTCCCGGAAATCCCAGAGAACGTCGGAAAGCTCGTTGAACCTGGCGGCGTAGCCGACGATCTTCTTCGGCCCGTCACCGTCCGCCTGTACTCTGACCTCGGCCTTGAAAAACCTGACTTCCCTGTTCTTCACGCCATCTCACCTCCCCCCTCCTCCTTGCGGATCCGCCGGGTCCGGATTGACGATCCGGCCAACGGTCGTAAACGCCGACTGCATGAAGTGCTCGTCCCCGCCTTCGATCGGGGCCATGTTCTCTTCGGCCCGCACCTCGTTGATCGACTTCCAGCCGCCCATGATCGCGGTGCGGTGGGCCTCGTTCCGGCTCTTCGTGTCGCCCCTTAAAAGGCCGTCCACGACGAATTCGCAGAAGTACCGGCCGCGCTCGCTCGGCAGGAAGAGCCGCCAGTTCATGGCCTGTTCGAGCCGGGTCAG